GGGATTATTTGATCGCAAAAGCACTATTGAAACAATCGCGCCGATGCGTGGTGCCGATGTAGCTGCACAAATTGGGCCAGCTCCAACGCTAGACGCATTTTTTCCATTTGGTGGGGCCGATTATGTTGCAAGTCGCGAGGAGGCTATGTCCGTTCCGGCCATCGCTCGCGCTAGAAACATGATCTGCAATTCTATCGCCACAATTCCAATGGTCACACGCGACAAAGCAACAGGTCAGGTCGTTGATTCACCGGTTGTCATTAATGATCCGGACAAGCGCGTGCCGGGTGCTGCATCTTGGTGTTGGGCGGCCGAGGATTTATTGTTCACGGGATTTTCGTACTTTCAGTTAATGGACCAATTCGCGGACACCGGCCGCGTGCGTCAGATGTGGCGTGTTGCTCCAAATCGTGTTGGCGTATTTTTAAATTCAATTGGAACGCAAATTGAGTATTACACGGTAGATGGATCGCGCGTGCCGGATTCCGGGCCGGGCAGCTTGATTGTTTTTTATGGCAATGATGAAGGATTATTAAATCGTGCCGGTCGCACTATTCGCGCAGGTGCAGAGCTTGAAAGAGCAGCTGCAATGTATGCACGCGAACCTGTGCCATCAATGGTCTTGAAATCTAACGGAACAGCATTGCCAGCTGATCGCATTGCAAAACTTTTGGACGCATGGGGCGCAGCTCGCAGAAATCGTGGCACGGCATTTCTTAATGCAGATGTGGAATTAACAACCGTTGGATTTACACCGGAGCAAATTGGCCTTAATGCTGCACGCGAAATAATCGCAACCGAATTAGCTAGAGCCGTGGGAATTCCGGCGTATTTTATTGACGCGCCGACAGGATCATCCATGACTTATGCAAACGCCAGCACGGCGCGTCAAACCTTGTTGGACTTTTCACTTTTGCCACTCATGAACAGTTTAAGTAGCAGGCTCTCAATGCCAGATTTTACGCCATCAACACAGCGCGTTGAATTTGATCTAAAGGCTTACTTACGCGGATCAGAAAAAGAGCGTGCTGAAATTTACAAGATTTTATTTGACATCGGAGCAATTACCACTCAGGAAATTAGACAAATGGAGGAAATGATCTCATGAAGCTAACAACACCAATGCAAATCACGGCAGCTGATTCGGATTCACGAACAATCACCGGCCGCATTGTTGCATTTAACGAAACGGCAAATGCATCAACAGGCAAGGTTGTTTTTGCTCGCGGATCAATTCAGCCTGGAGATGTCTTTTTAAATTTAGAACATGACATCACTCGCAGAATTGGAAAAAGCATTGCAATGAGTGTCAATGACAAAGAAATGACAGCAACCTTTAAAATTGCAAATACGACAGCCGGTTCAGACAGTTTAGAGGAAGCAATGACTGGACTAAGAGACGGGTTCTCAATTGAACTGGCCGTGGATAATTATGAAATGTTAAAAGATGGCACGATGAAAGTTTTGAATGGACAGCTTAAAGGCGTTGCACTCGTCACCGAACCCGCTGTGCGATCTGCACGCGTTTCAGAGGTTGCAGCATCAGAGGATTCTGAAACTCAAGAAGGATCAGATACAACAAACCCAAATGAAGGAGACAAAGTGGAAAACACTACCGAACAAGCCGCTCCTGCCGTTGAACCGGTAGAAGCTCCAACAGTCGAACCTGTACAGGCATCACGACCTGCATATTACACAGCACCACGATCACCAATCGTAAACAAGGTTTCTTATCTTGAGCATTACCTAAAGGCAACAATTTTGCATGATGAGGATTCTCGTCAGTATGTAAAGGCTGCCGATAACACAACATCAACAGCACCCGGCATGATCCCAACACCACAAAGCACTCAGGTAATCAACGCATTGGCAAATGCTGATCGCGGAATGATTGATGCGCTAAGCCGCGAAACTCTAGTTGGCGAAGGCATGACATTCGAGTTGCCAAAAATTACAGCCGTGCCAACGGTTGCGAACATTGCTGAAAATGCAGCTATTACAGAATCAAATCTATCTGCTACATTTTTGAGCGTTCCTGTTCAGAGCTTTAAAGGTCGCGCAATTTCAACAATTGAATTGATTGACCGCAGCCGGCCTGAATACCTAACAGCTTTGCTTGCTAATCTCGAATTTGCTTATGCAAAAGTAACTGATGAATTTGCTACTGGCACAATTGCCGGAGCAGGTCAGCAAACTGGAGTCAATGCAAACACAGCAACAGGATTCTTGGGATATACATCTCAGGCCGCCGGTGCTGTCTATAATTCATCACTCGGATTTGCTCGCAACATTGTTGTTTCACCCGGACAATGGACAAACATCATGGGATACAACGACAATGGCGCACCTCTATACAATGCGGCGCAACCGAGCAATGCGGCAGGAAATGTTCGCGGCGATTCATTGCGCGGCGTAGTTTCACCGGGCCTCAATCTGTTTGTGTCTCGCTCAATTGGTAACGCCGGTCCAACAACATCAACCGGAGATTTTTCAATGGTTGTTGTTAATCCAGATGCATGGACATGGTACGAGTCACCTCGATTTACGCTGAGAACTAATATCAACTCAGACGGAACCATTGACATCCTGTATTACGGATATGCAGCAATTGCACCAAAGATTCCATTTGGCGCATGTTGGAACCAGAACTAACTAATCATCGGTAGCGGTCGCTCCCGAACGCTACTTATACGAAAGGAACCGAGATGCCGGCAATCGTTACAGCTGCACAGCTGAGACAAATTCTTGGTGTCTCGGTTTCTTTGTACTCAGATGCACAGCTTGATTCTTTTATAGATTCGGCTGAGCAAACCATTTTGCCTTTACTTACGCAATACCAATCATCGGTGACTTTTGCCAATGTGAGTGATTCCGTCATTTATTTCACCACAATGCGGCCAAATTACTTTGTGCCGGGTCAATCTGTTGTTGTAACCGGGGCCGGAGCCTACAACGCGACCTATACAGTCACCGATGATCGTATTGAGCCTTATACCTTTACCGCTGCAACAGCGGCGGCTGATCGTGACTATCCATTGCCGTTTATTCCTAACGCATTGGCTACATTATCCGGCGGATCAGCCGCATCACTTTATGCAAACACTCCCCCGATTGAAAACGCCATCTTGGTTGTAGCTGTTGAAATTTTCCAAAGCATCACAGCTCCCGGCAATCAGATCATGTCAGATAATTTTCAACCATCGCCATTTATTTTGGGGCGCAGCTTGAGCAACAGAGTGATCGGGCTTTTAGGTCCATTTTTGGATGTTGAAACGATGTGCCAATGACTATCGAAGCCGACATCCGCACACCATTGCAAACAGCACTTTCGACAATAGCGGCCAATGTGTACAACGGAATTCCAGAGACAATGACGAGTCCGAGCATTTGTTTGATTCCGGACGCGCCGTATCTTGAAAGCGTTTTAATCAATGGCGCAACCACAAAAGTCAAAATCAATTTAACTGTGACAGGCGTTGTTGGTTATTCAAACAATGCTGCAGCTTTAGACAATTTAGAACAATTGATGATCAGTATCATCGGCACAATGCCCAGCGGTTATGTTGTGGGCAATGTGAATCAACCTCAACCATTGGAAGTCGGTGCCGGTAAGTATCTTACGGCCGATTTACAAGTCAGCACCTACTACACCGACTAAGGAGAAATCATGCCAACAACAATCATCACCGGCAGAGACATTACATTCACCATTGATGGTGATGATTTTGATGCTCAAGCCACATCAGCCACATTAACTGTTGATTCAACAATCAACACCTATCAAACACTCGATGGCAAGGCGTATTTTACAACAGATACTCAAGGCACATTCGCTGTCGAAATGCTTGCAGATTGGGGCGCGGCTTCATCATTGTGCGAGGCACTTTGGACATCTGCAACAAACGCACCAAATACAGGATTACCAGTTGTATTTGTGTCTGCCACAGGCGCATCATTTGCTTTTGATGTACAGCCAATTTTGCCGTCTGCCGGCGGTACAGCACCGGACGCACAAACCGTTTCATTATCATTCATGTGCGTCACTACTCCAGTTTTAACAATTAGCTAAAAGATAAGGAATCGGGAGCATGAAACTATCAATCTCAATCGAATACACGGCAGGAAACACAGAAACCTACATCGCGCAGCCGCCGGAGTGGGCTAAGTGGGAAGGCAAGACAGGCTTTACCATCCAGCAAGCTCAAGAAAAGATCGGCATCGCTGATCTAATGTTTTTGGCTTATCACGCAATGAAACGTGAAGCGGCTGGAAAGCCTGTCAAGCCTTTCGAAATTTGGTCTGAAACTGTTGCCGATGTAACAACCGGTGACAATGACCCAAAAGCCACAAGCGCGGAAGTCTAAGTCGTTTATTGGTTGAACTGTCTATTGAGACAGGCATACCAATGAGTGAATGGCAAAGCGCAGAGGATATTTTATCCGCACTAGAGATTTTAAAGGAGCGAAATGAGCGAGGAAGCGGTCGCGTACGATAAAGCCGATCTCCGCAAAATCTATTCGGCTTTTAAAGCTATGGATGAACAAGCTGTAATTGAGGCCAAAGATGTCAGCAATGGATTGGCCACTTACCTGCAAAACAAAATTCAAAACAATGCTTTGAATTCAAAGAATAAGGTTGCTCCAAAAATTGCTTCCGGATCGAAGGTTTCAAAGTCATCTAAAACCGGTGAAATTACTTTTGGTTTTGCATCTCAAAAATTAAGTGGTGGTGGCACAACGCAGCAACTTTGGGGCGGTTACGAATTTGGCTCAAACAAATTTAAACAATTTCCGGTCTGGTCAGGCCGCGAAGGTCGCGGATCGCGTGGATGGTTTATTTATCCAACATTAAGAGCCGAACAAAGCCATATCATTTCGCAATGGGAAAATGCTTTCAGTAGAATTTTGAAGGAGTGGTAATGGCTGTCGGATCAAGATCACTTAAACTTTCCATTCTTGGCGATGTCGATCAATTAAAAAAATCGTTAAGCGAAGCCAATGCAGGAGTTGAATCCTCCGCTGGCAAAATTGGTGATTTTAGCAAAAAAGTTGGTGCCGCTTTTGCGGTAGCCGGTGCAGCGGCGGCAGCTTACGCCGGAAAACTTTTAATTGATGGCGTTAAGGCTGCAATCGAGGATGAAGCTGCACAGGCAAAACTGGCCACAACATTACAAAACGTTACAAACGCCACCAAAAAGCAAATTGAACAGGTTGAAAAATACATAACCAAAACGACTTTGGCATCAGGCATCACAGATGACAAATTGCGTCCAGCCTTTGATCGATTGGTGCGATCCACTAAATCGGTTGATCAAGCTCAAAAGCTCACAAATTTGGCAATGGACATTTCTGTGGGTACCGGTAAAGACTTACAAACAATTTCGGAGGCATTAGCAAAAGCCTATGATGGCAACGTTACGGCTTTGGGCAAGCTTGGTATCGAAGTCAAGAAAACGATTGTCGATAGTGCCGGAGTCACAAAGGCTCATGAAGCTGTTGAAAAAGCTACAAATGCGGTTGCGGCAGCCGAACTCAAATTTGGAATTAACAGCGAAAAAGGAAATGCCGCGCGTGCCAAATTAGAGGAGGCAACAACAAAACTTGGTGATGCCACAGGCAAAACTAAAGAGGTCAATGCTGAATTTAGCACAATCATGGACAAGCTCACCGATACTTTTGGCGGTCAAGCATCAACAGCGGCGGAGACATTTCAAGGCAAGATGACGCGATTGCAGGTTGCTTTTGATGAAGGTAAGGAAACAGTTGGTGCATTTGTATTAGATGCCATTACACCACTCGTTTCGGCTTTTGTTTCAAAAGCTGTTCCAGCAATCACAGCGGCAGCCGATTCAATTGGTAAGGAGTTACAGCCAGTATTTAAAACTTTGGGTGATTATTTCAAAGAAGTATTGGTTCCAGCATTTAAGGCTTTATACGATTTTATCAATGATTATGTTGTACCAATATTAAAAG